TTAATGTTCCAAATACAATAGAACAAGTACTAAAATATTCTAAAAATTTTTTCATTATTTTCCTCCTTCATAATATAGATTTTTATTTAATTTATTAATAATTTTAGATTGATTAAACATTGACATCTTTGGATACTTCTTACATACCTTATCAACATTTGCAAGTCTTTTTAATAGAAATTCAAATCTAACATCCATTTCTTTCTTTTTGTTCATTATTGTAATCCTCCCATTGCATTTGATTTTTTGTAGTAGTCTTCTTTTGCATAAAACAAGACTTCATCAACATTGTTTTCATCAATATCAATTAAATTAACATTTTCAACTTTTAAAACTTTGTTTTTAGCAGTTTTAAAGTCAATTTTGTTTTTAATATAATCATCAATGATTAAATCAGAAGATTTTTCAGCTTCATTCATGTAATAACTTTTTACTTTTGACATATTTTCTCCTTAATGTAAGTTTTTTTTGTTTTCATACTATTACTATACAACATTTTTTGATTTTTCACAATAGCGCAAACTGTCGCACTTAAAAAATCACTATTTTTACTGTTTTTTTTCATAATATACGATAATTTTACACTAAAAACCGCTAAAAGTCAAGAAAAAAATGGAAAAAAATGGTCTTGTTCTTGTTTTGTTCTCATTTTTTAGGAGTTAGCGGCCTGGCAGCGCTAACCAGGCCGTGCGTCCAGAGTTTATCCGTCTCCATCAAAACTCTAATGTTAATTATATCATTTTTTCACGGTTCCGTCAAGCACTTATAAATAGTTATTGTAAAAATGTAAAGGAAAACCAGTATGTATGAATATAAAGTAAATATTTTAAAAGTGGTAGACGGTGATACCGTTGATGTTGATATAGATTTAGGTTTTGGCTGTTGGTTAAGAAACGAAAGAGTAAGAATTGTTGGAATTGACTGTCCTGAATCAAGAACATCTGATAGGATTGAAAAAGTTTTTGGTGAAGCAGCAAAACAAAGACTAACTTCTTTGTTAAGCTCAGAAGCAACCTTAATTTCCCAAGTTTCAAAAATGGGAGAAAACATGAAAGGTAAGTTTGGTCGTATTCTAGGTGATTTTAGAACAATTAACGAGCAAGTAGTCACTACAACTTTGATGGAAGAAGGACACGCTGTTGCTTATCACGGTGGTGACAAGGATGCTGTTCAAGCACAACATTTAAAAAACAGACAAAGACTAATTGATGAAAATAAAGTGCCTACACCAGATGGTATGGTGAGAACAAAAGGTGCTTACAATGAATTTAAGGCAACTAAGCCACCATTAAGGAAAAAAAGAAAAACAAAGAAGTAATATAGGAGGATCCTCCAATGAATTATTTTAAAAAGATAGTTGATTGGGTTTGTAAACCGTATGAACCTGAATTTAGACCAAAAAGAGTTTATAAGATAAAAGGTAGAACATATTATTTAAGGAAAAGAAAAAGAAGTGCCAGCAGTAAGCAGAAAAGGAGATAGTTTAACAACAGGCCACGCTTGTGTAGCAACTACGACTTTAGCAACACCAGGACAATCAACTGTATTTGCAAATAGCATATTAGTTGCAAGAATAACTGATCCAACTGTTGTTCATCTTTTTCCACCAAATGTACCACCTTGTGGTACTCACGCTTCTACTGTTAAAGTAGGAAGTAATACAGTTTTTGCTGTTGGTTTAGCAATGGCAAGAATAGGCGATAGTGCTGACGCAGGTGCAATGACAACTGGTAGTAATACAGTTTTTGCAGGTGGGTAATTACGGTATAAATAGTATTAGGAGAGAAATATGGCAAGTTATGACGCTGGTAAATTAACAAATCAAAGTAAAAGAAGTTCAAGAATTTATAAGGACTTGAATTTAGATTTTCAGCAAAATACTGCCACTAAAGACATTCAAAAAATGTTGGATGTTGAGTCAGTAAAAAGAAGTGTAAGAAATCTTATTAACTTAAATCATTATGAAAAACCTTTCCATCCAGAAATCGGGTCTAATTTAAGAGGTATGTTATTTGAAATTATATCTCCTCAAATGACTCACTTTATTGGTAAACAAATAGAATTATTAATTAAAAATTACGAACCAAGATGTAAATTGGTTGAAGTTAAAAACAAACCTAATTTAGAAAGAAATGGATACTCGGTATCAATATCTTTTTATGTAGTTAATCACTCTCAACCAGTTCAAGTAGAAACATTTTTAGAAAGATTAAGATAATATGGCAACTAAATTAGAAATATCACAATTAGACTTTGATGGTATCAAAGATAATCTAAAAACTTTCTTATCACAACAAGATGAATTTGTTGATTATGATTTTGAAGGTGCTGGTATGAACATTTTATTAGATGTTCTTGCTTACAACACACACTATCTTGGTTACAATGCTAATATGTTAGCAAATGAAATGTATCTTGATAGTGCTGACCAAAGATCAAGTGTTGTATCTTTAGCAAAACAAGTTGGCTATACTCCAAGAAGTGCTTCATCTTCACAAGCAACAATTGATGTGCTTGTTAATAATGGAACTGGTGCTTCTATTACAATGTCAAGAGGAACAAAATTTACAACTACGGTTGACGGAACAAACTATTCTTTTGTAAATAATGCTGATGTAAGTATTTCACCAGTAGATGGTGTTTATAAATTTTCTAATTTAGATATTTACGAAGGCACATATTTAAATTACAAATACACAGCAAATACTTCTGATACAGACCAAAGATTTATTATACCAAATGATAATGTTGACACGACAACTCTTACTGTTAAAGTTCAAGAATCTGCTTCAGACTCTACAACAAACACATATACATTAGCAACTGGTATTACAGGACTAGATTCAACATCAAAAGTTTATTTTTTACAAGAAATTGAAAATGGAAGATTTGAAGTTTATTTTGGTGATGGTGTTTTAGGACAAGCAATTGCTGATGGTAATATTGTTATACTAGATTATATAACTTGCAATAGGGACGAATCAAATGGTGCTAGTTCATTTACATTAAATGGTAACATTGGTGGATTTACAAATGTCACTATTACAACAGTTAGTAATGCTGCTAACGGTGATGGTCCTGAAACAATTAAATCAATTAAATATAATGCACCAAGAGATTATACATCACAGGACAGAGCAGTTACAGCAGACGATTACAAAGTTCTTGTAAAAAGTTTATATGCAAATGCTCAATCAGTTCAAGTTTATGGTGGTGAAGACGCTGCTACTCCTGACTATGGTAAAGTTTATATTTCTATTAAAGCAAAATCAGGATCTAATTTAACACAAATAACAAAAGATAGTATTGTACAAAGTCTTAAATCATATGCTGTTGCTTCAGTAACACCTGTGATTATTGATCCTGAAACTACTTTTATAACTTTGACTACAACTTTTAAATACGACTCTAGTTTAACAACTAAAGATGTATCAACACTTCAAACAAATGTATTGGATGCTATTACAGATTACAATTCAAATACACTAGAAAATTTTACAGGTATGTTTAGATATTCAGAAGCATTAAAAACAATTGATGGCGCTGATACAGCAATTTTATCTAATATTACAAAAGTTAAAATGTACAAGTATATTACACCAACTTTAAGTTCGGCTTTAAAATATACTTTATCATTTAATAATGCATTTTATAATCCACACAGCGAACATAATAAATCAGCAGGTGGTATTGTTTCATCAACAGGATTTAAAATCAATGATGACAGTTCAACTAATGAACACTTTTTAGATGATGATGGTGCTGGTAATATAAGAGTTTATTATTTAAGTGGTACAACAAGAATATATACAAGTTCTGCTTATGGTACAATTGATTATACAAGTGGAGAAATAATTTTAACTTCTGCTAACATTACAAGTATTTCAAATGTTGATGGTGCGGCTAGCACTAAAATAAGAGTGACCGTACAACCAGATTCAAACGATATCGTTCCTGTAAGAAATCAAGTTTTAGAAATTGATACAACTAATTCATCATTTACTGGATCAGTAGATGAAATAGAAAGTGGTAGTTCACAGGCAGGAACAACTTACACAACTACCAGCAGTTATTAGGTGGTAATTAATGGCTGATAAAAAAAAGACAAATAAAAAAAAACTATCCACACTCATTAAACAACAAGTTCCTGAATTTGTTTTAGAACAGCATCCTAAATTTACAGAATTTTTAACATCTTATTTTCTGTTTATGGAATCTGCTGAGATAACTTTACAAACATTTACATCCATAGACAATATACTTTTAGAAACTGTTGGTACTGATAGTTATGTTTTATTAAATCAAACAGATAAAAATGGTTTAGACGCAGGTGATAAAGTTGTAGATGAACAAAATACTTTTGCTGGTTCTTTTCAAAAAGGTGAA